GTGGGCAAGGACATCACTGTGGTGCTGAAAGGTGAGCCGGGAATCGGCAAGTCAAGCGCATTGCACACATTAGAGGATGTCTTGGGCGATGCGTATGACTACATCTACGTGGACTGTCCGGTGCAGGACTTGTCCGACATCGTGATGCGTATCCCGAACCATGGCACGAAGTCATTGGAGGCGTATGTCTCATCGCTGTTCCGGTTCGACTCCCCGAAGCCCAAGGTCATCATGCTCGACGAGTTCATGAAGACCAACAAACTGCTTCAGACGCTGTTCACCCGACTGATGTTGGAGAGAAGCGTAGGCGATAAAGCACTGCCTGCTGGATCCATCGTGTTCGCAACGTCTAATCATTCATCTGATGGTGTTGGCGATGCGATGCTTGCCCATGCGGGTAACCGTGTGATGGTGGTGAACGTGGACAAGCCGCGCCATGTGGCGTGGAATCTGTGGGCATCGAGTCGTGGCATCTCTTCTGTGCTGCGTGCATGGGTCGCCATGAATCCGAAGTGTCTTGCCTCATACCTTGATGGTGAGCAGGATGACAACGAGTTCATCTTCAACCCGACTCGCCGTGGCGTGATGTCTTTCGTATCGCCGCGCTCCCTCGCCAAGGTCGATGTCGTGGTCAAGAACCACAACAAGTTGGGACGCAGCCTGACCCGAGCAGGTCTCGCAGGTACTTGTGGCGTGGCGTTTGCCAACGCATTTGAAGCGTACTTGATGCTTGAGAAAGAGTTGGTGTCGGTTAGAACCATCATCAACGACCCGCTGAACACGCCTATCCCGGAGAAACCCGCTGCGCTGTTCATGACCATGTTCAACGCTGTGGACACCATCGAGACGCAGGACGACCTGTCATCGTTCATGGAGTTCGTCAACCGCATCAAGTCTGAAGAGGTACAAGAGTGCTTCTTCACGATGGCATTGCAGGGGCGTATCAGCAGACTGGCAAGTCGTAACTTGCAGATGAAGGAATGGGGCGTGAAGAACCTGCCACTCATGATGCCGTAAGGAGTTCTATATGCAACCGAACGCAGAAATCCGCCTGAAGAAGGCGCACATCAAACTCATCAAGCATCCCGATACCTGCCTGTATGGTGGCGTGATGCTGATGGGTGAGTCGAGCATTGTCGATGACCCGAAGGATTGTCCGACCGCTTACACCGATGGCTACAACAAGCGATACGGTCGAGTGTTCATGGACAGCCTGTCAGACCAGAACATCGCAGGTATTGTCCTGCATGAGAATTTACACGTGCTACTGATGCACATCCCGCGACACCGGGACATGATGAAGACCGATACACAGTTGGCGAACATGGCGATGGACTACGCCGTGAACGACATCATCATGGGATTGGCTACGAAGAATCCGACCCTCATCGGACTGCCCGATGGTGCGTTGTATGACCCGATGTTCTCCGGTTGGTCTGTCCGTCGCATATACGACTATCTGAAGAAAGAACAACAACCCGGAGGTGGCGGCGTCGCGGGCAGTAGTAGCAACGGTAAAGGTATTGGACGAGGTAAGCCGTTGGATGAGCATGACCCGAACCCGCAGGACGGCATGACCGATGAGCAGAAGAAGCAAGCGCGGCGTGACGTGGAAGATGCAATTAACCAAGGTGGGATTCTTGCTGGTAGATTTGGCGCTAAAATCCCGCGTCTCATCAAAGACATCATGGCACCACAAGTGGACTGGCGTGAGTTACTCCGCGAGTTCTGGTCTTCGTCTGTGCGTGGCGCGGATGAGTTGACGTGGCGCAAGTTCAACAAGCACCGACTGGTCGATGACCACTATCTGCCATCTCTTATCAGCGAGACTGTTGGTGAGGTGGTGCTTGCCATCGACACGTCAGGCTCCATCAGCAATGACGATATCGGGCGAGTGGCAGCGCAGATTCAAGAACTGTGCGACAGCGTAACTCCTGAGCGTATCCGAGTGCTGTGGTGGGACACGCAGGTGCATGGTGAGCAGGTGTTCGACGGCGACTACACCAACATCAAGGGCTTGCTCAAGCCGATGGGCGGGGGCGGTACTCGTGCGGGGGCTGTCAGTGATTACATCGTCAAGAAGAACATCAATCCAGACTGTGTGATTGTATTTACTGACGGTTACGTGGAACAAAACGTGGACTGGCAGGTCAAAACTCCAACGCTGTGGCTTATCACGCAGCAAGGCAACAAGGGATTTGCTCCGCCGAGCGGCAGCAAGTTGGACATCAACGGTTGAGCGTATTAATCAATACGGAGAACGAGCATGGCTTACAAGAAGTACGCACAAGAGTGCAACGCTTGCGGCAAGGGCATGAACGAGGGCTACTGCATCGAGGGAGGCATGGAGTACTACTGCTCTGACGCTTGCTTACATACGGAGATTACGCACGAGGAGTACATGGAGTTGTACGCCGATGGCGAGGGCGATTCGTACTGGACGACATGGTACGAAGACCCCGACGAGTACATGGTGGACGAGGACGACCCGGCTCCGAACAAGTTGAGCGTGGATTTGTTGGAAGACGGGGGGATGGTGGACAGCGAGAAGGTCAGACATATCCTTGACAAGCAACTGCGCCGCGCTGGCCTCGACCCCGACAAGTACGAGTTCATCAACTGGACTATCAACTGCGATGTACAAATCAAAGAGGAGGTGTGAGATGAAAACGGTGCGGCTCCCGCAGCGTACGAAGTTATACGGTTGGGACTACAACAAAGACTGTGAACTGCGTATGACTGGCAGGGAGTGGCATGAGTATGCCAAGCGCGATGGGTTCAAGACGGAGCATGGCTCTGACTCTGCGTGGGGCAGCAAGTGTGAGGTATGGTTAGATGGTACAAACATCAACAAACGATAGGAGATATACACATGGGTAGCAAGAAAATAAAGAACGCTTTTGTGATGAGCGAGTTGTTTGTCGAGGGGCAGCACACCCCGCAGGACATACAGAAGTTCAGCCGTTCACCACTGTTCCCAATCGCGGCGACCATCTACAACACCGTAGACAAGGCATTGCGCGTGGGGCATATCGAATATAGAGCGTCAGGCGCAAGTGAATTAAACCACATCGACCCTGATAAGACAGACATGACGGCGTATTTCTGTACGCCCGAGGGTTTGACGGTTGCAAAGGCCATTTGCAGGACAGGACAATTTTCCTTCCACACTACGCTCGATGTACTTAGCAGCGGTACATCTATGGGTTCCCCCGACTTGACCACGACAAACGCAAATTATATCCGTGCTAAGTTGTCTAAGAGTTCAAATCATCCTGCACTTAGTTCTTTACAGGCGTGCATCAGGTCAGCGCAGACTGTTATTTCACATAAGCTACGCGGTATAACCGACTCACTCGTCGATAAGTTTTTCGGCAATGGAGTGAGCCGCCGTCCAACCATCGAATTTTCAAGCGCAGAGGCTACGTACCTTGCAGACATCGTGATGGGCAAGGCAACCTCGATGGATATCCCTCCTGCTGATTGGCAGGGGATTGAGATTAAGTATCAAGCCCATAGTCATAGAGCCGCCAAGTTTGATAGCGCCATCGAGCAAGCCCGAGAAGCATTTGACGGGGATAAGTGGGTGTTCATCCCCGAAATAAACGGCGGTGTCATGCTAGGCGCTATTCGTTCCGATGGTGTGCAAAAAGCGTTGGATGCTTACCGACTTGGTAATTATCTTCCGTCTCATGAGAGCACTGAACACACCTACGCAAACTTTGTCATCCCGCTCAAATGGTACCCGAGTGTCGAAGCGTTGCCCGAAGACTACAAGCGTGAGTTGGACTACGCTCTAGTGATGCTCAAGGCTCATCGCGGTAGCGAAGCGAACGGCGAACCCAATTTGATCCCTGTCACGGGTTACGGGAAACTGGGGAATTGGCCGCAGATTGGCGCGTTCAAGCGTGACGCGGTGATGTTCTTGCCGAAGTGAGGTGAGGTATGAACAAGAATAAGATTCGTGCTTTAACTTTGACCAAGTACGAGCCGTTAACGGGGCCATTTTTTTCACGGGGTCAGCCGGGACCCACTGATGTTGCCCGTGTAATCATGGTTCGACTGATGTCTATGGACACGAACGAAGTGACTAACGGGTTTGAAATTCATGTAGGCAACAACAAGTCTCGTATGTTCACCAAGGATACCCTGCCAGACGATATAAAATTCCAACTGGCGATGATTCATTCGATTGACTGGGAGGAGTACAAAGGCTACGAAGAAACGTTAACAGGGTTAGACCTATTTGTACTCCCGCCGCTTTATCCAACGGCGTGCGAAGAGTTTGGATGGATACGTTACGGCAGCATCTATGTCCTTGTTTTGCCTAAGAAAGTTTTAGAAGAGTTGCAAGGACAAGTCCCGCATGGTTAGGTAGCGTATTGTTTAATACGCTGTCTGCTATGAGGGAACATGACTCCAGAGGCCAAAGTAAAGAAGCGAGTGAAGGGAATTTTGACTGACCTTGGCGCGTACTACTCGATGCCAGTGACCGGCGGTTACGGGCGGAGCGGCGTGCCGGACTTTTTGGTTTGTTTACGAGGGAGGTTTTATGCGATAGAGTGCAAAGCAAACGGTGGTAAGACCACTGCACTACAAGATAAGCACCTTGCGGATATTCGTGGCGCAGGGGGCGTGAGTTTAGTAATCCACGAAGCAAACGTAGAGAACCTACGCAAGGAGTTACAACATGACTATGGGTGCAAAGATTCGCCGTTATCTGGCGAAGGGTACGAGCATCGCTGAAATCGCCAAGCGATTGGGCGTCTCAAAGAATAACGTCTGGACTGTCATCTGGAAGGAAAAGCAGAAGGCAAAGGCAGCGAAGCCCGAAGCGAAGCCCGAAGAGAAGCGGAAGCCGGGGCGACCGAAGAAGCAGAAGTGGGTGGAACTCACCTATCCGGGAGAAGCCTTTATCCCTAACTCTGTCCCGGCTGACCCCGTGAATCATCCTCCGCACTATCGTGACGGCGGTATCGAAGTCATCGACTTCATCGAAGCCAAAGATTTGAACTTCCGACTCGCCAACGTGGTGAAGTACGTCAGCCGTGCGGGTAAAAAGAACTCCGACCCTGTGCAGGACTTGGAGAAGGCTGCGTGGTACCTCAAGCGCGAGATTGACGCGAGGAAGAACGCATGAAAACCAAGACCAAGACCAAGAAGCGCAGCACAAGGAAAGCAAAGTTCCCGCCTGTGACTTCTTCAGAGACCGTGATGGTTACGGCTTTCTTTATGAGTGCGGCGGTCTTTAGTAAGCGTATGGTTGAACCCGCCACAAAACTTTTTGATCAACTGTCCGCTGCCGAAAAGGTTGCAGTAATGGCGATTGGAGACAAGATCATGGAGGCATTGAGAGAATGATCCGCGCTATCAGACGGTGGTGGCGACAGCGCAAATACAATGTCACACGGGAGTGGGGGCGAGTCCCCCCTCCCAACTGGCGATGTGCAAGAAGTGGGAGGGAATACTGGTGAACGAGCCAAGAGGTATGGAGTACAGCAAGGACAGGCTGAACCAAGAGATACGGGGGTTGCTGCGGGAGAACTCGCTGCACAAGAACGCGCTGTTCCTCAAGGACAAAGAACTTATCGTCCTGAAAGACAAACTGGCGGAAGCCGACAGCACGATTGATACTCTGAGCGTCATACTTGGAGTTGTGCTGCTGATGTCCGTCGTCGGGTTTTTGTTTGCTGTGACGCAGTGGAGGTGAGTATGACTGCAAAAGAATATGAACACCACGACGCAGCCGCGCCGGAGCCGGTGGCGTACTTTGACCCGCAAAAGCGCGAATTCTACTGGGCGCGTCCGACACAGATTGATGCGCCCACGGCTGTTGATGTTCCGCCTTTACCCCTCTACGCCGCCCCACCCGCACAAATGCGCGAGGAAGCGTTCCTAATGGGAGTGGGTCACTTGAAAGCCGACAACGAGCGGCTGCGGGGGTTGCTGGCAGAGGCCAGTAAAGCGGTTTGGATGAACTACGACAACGACCTGTTAGATCGGATTGAAGCCGCGCTGAAGGAGGTGAGGCTATGATTTCTGGAAAAGACCTTGAGGGTTGGATGAGAGAACCGTGAGCAACGAAGACTACATCGGTGAGTACGACATCGTTGAGTACATCGCTCTTGGGTTCCTTACGCACAACGATTCCTACGACAAGTTAATTCGTCCGGGTGATGGACACTTGCGATTCGACGGCAGCGACATCTACTTTATTGACAACAACAGCAACGAGAAACAGTCGCACACCATGAACCACGCCATCAAGGTATGGCTGGAGAAAGGCTTTCTTACACGACGAAAGGAGGTGCAGCCGTGAGCGACGAACCACTTGACCCGAACACGCTGTACGCAAATGGCTTTGAGGACGCGCTCATTGGGCTTGGGTGGCAGCATACAAAACTGATTGCCATCTATGACTACGACAAGTGCGTGGGGATTCTCATAGACCGGGAAGAGATGACCCACGAGGAGGCTATCGAGTGGATGGAGTACAACGTGGTCGGCTCGTATGTGGGTGAGTACACGCCGATATTTATGTTGCCGAAGGAGGTGTGAGGTGGGTACAGAAGAAGACATACTCGACCTGATCCGGGAGTTGCCGGGTGAGGTCAACAACGCAGGGACTACGACCGAGTTCAAGTTCCTGACGGTAGGCAGCGTGCTCTGGGCGTGCCGTGATGAGATTGTTTATTTACGTAGACGAGTGAAGGAGTTGGAAAATGCTAGGTCCGAAAAAGGTAAGAAGGTGCGCTGAGTGCAAGCGGGTGTTCGCCAACCCTGAGTCGTTCCGTATGCACAAGTTAAAGGGTATCGGGTGCAGGACAGCAGAAGGACTGATAGCCCGAGGCTATGTCGAGGTTGATGGGAAGTGGATAAGCAAAGTTAAATGAGGTGGTGCTATGAGTTTCGTGACGCTCGATTTCGAGACGTACTACGCCAAGGACTTCTCCCTGTCTCGCATGACAACGGAGGAGTACATCCGCGACCCACAGTTCGAGGTAATCGGCGTCGGCGTAAAGATTGACGATGGTGAACCTG